AAGATGGGGCGACCCTGGCGGTTCAAGTTACGGCCGGATCCGCACACGCAAACAGGGCGGCAAAGGTGCGAAATAATGAGCATCTCCCCCTCATGCTTGCGGCCGGTTGGATTGTTGAGGTATGGTCTTATCGCAAGGGCGCAAATGGCCGTTATTCACTGAGGATAGAGAGAATTGGCGAAACCGATACCGACAGCGGAACACAAACAAAAGATGATCGACAAGATAAGGGCAACCTTATATCTAAAAAAACTTGACGATCATATTGTTAACGGTCCGAAAATGGACCAATCGCAAGTAACGGCCGCGCTTAAGCTACTTGGCAAGGTTTTGCCGGACCTTAAGGCGATTGATCACACCGGGGAAGTAGGCATTAAGGGTGATATCCACATTCACATTGGCTGACGGGCAACACATCCGTTACGAACTTCGGACCCATCAGAAAGAAGTATTTAAGCGGTTGAGCCGGTTCAATGTGTTGCTTGCGCATCGCAGGTTTGGCAAAACCGTCCTGGCGATTGTGGTGCTGATTGCGCAGGCAATGGGAAACAAGAGACACCGTCCCCAGGTTGCCTACTATTGCCCAACCTATGGGCAGGCTAAGCGTGTTGCGTGGCCTTATGTGAAAGACTTTTGCGCGGCCATCCCGGGGGCGGAGTTCAACGAGGCCGACTTAAGGGCAACCCTCCCAGGAAATCGGACAATTCAGCTTGGATCCGCGGACAATCCGGATTCGTCCCGCGGGATATACCTTGATTATGTAGTGTTAGACGAGCCGGCGCAGATGCCAACCGCCATGTGGACAAAGGTGCTGCGCCCCGCGCTTTCGGACCGCTTGGGAGGCGCACTATTCATCGGGACCCCGGCCGGTAGGCATGGGCTGTTCTATGATACGTTCAATGAAGCAGAGAGTGATTCTGAATGGTTTAGAGGGATGTACAAGGCAAGCGAGACCGGAATCATTCCGGAATCTGAGTTAATGAGCGCGCAACGCTCAATGTCCCCCAACGAATACCAGCAAGAGTTTGAATGCAGTTTTGATGCGGCAATCCGCGGGGCCTATTACGCCGACGAAATGAACCGCGCCACAATCGGGACCGTCGCCCCGGTTGACGGACAGAAGGTCCACATCACGCTAGACCTGGGCATGAATGACGCGACGGCCGCATGGTTTTTCCAGATTGACGGTAACCGCATCAACTTTGTTGCGTATGCTGAATATACGAATATGGGATTGCCGGCTATCGTCAATGACTGGCGCGCCAGGGGGTATGTCTATGGTCGCGTCATCTGTCCGCATGATGTAGCAGTCAGAAGCCTATCAACAGGGCAAACCAGGAAGGACACACTAGCGGCCCTGGGCGTTGATGTGATTGTCGCCCCCAACATCCCCGTAATCGATGGAATCAACGCAACGCGGCTAATGTTGCCCCGTTGCTCATTCGATAAGGGGTGCGGCGACGGTATAGAGGCTATGCGCCAGTACCGGGCGGACTGGCAAGATAAAAAGGGCGTCCTGGCGTTGCGCCCATTGCATGACTGGACAAGTCACGCGGCCGACGCTATGCGATACCTTGGCGTAACGGGTATTGCACAGCTTGAAAATCAATGGTCCAATGCTATTGACTATAGGGAGATCGATAAGTTATGCGCATAACGGATGCCGATATTGCAACAATCGTAAGGCGCGAACTTGATCAGGCCCGGGGGTATGATTCTGACGTCCTGTCTACGGTTCGCTCAAACTCGCTAGACCTCTACAATGGAAAGATGGCGGCCGCGGCGGAGGGTAGAAGTCAGGCCGTAAGCCTTGACGTAGCGGACGCACTGCACGCGACCCTTGCGCAGATTAGTCCAGTTGTCCGCACGTCCCAGGTTGAGTTTGAGGCCCTGTCGCAAGAGGACGAGCAACAGGCCCAGACCGAAACTGATTTCGTGCGCGTCACGATTGAGCGCGCAAGCGGATTCGATGTGTTGGACAGCGCAACATTTGACGCCCTGCTGACCGGAAACGGATGGTTACACGCTTATGTGGACGAATCAAAGCAGGTTACGCAACAGACTTTCCCACCAAAACTGACGGACGAGCAGCAATACGCCCTTATTGCGTTGGCCCCGCCAGATACCAAGGTCGAATTGCGCGAGGGCAACGGATACACCTTGGCCAAGGTTACAAAGACGATTCGCCGCCTTGTGGTCGAATGCCCCGCCCCCGAGGATATGCTGTTTAGCGAATGCGGCAGCGACTTCGATATTGATCAATTGCGGTTCGTTGCGCGGCGCAGGCTTTATACGGCGGCGCAACTTCGGAAGAAGGGCATCAGTCAGCAGAAGATAGACAACCTCCAGGACGCAAACGACGAAACCCAGGGCGAGAGGGCGCGCCAGGGCATATACGCCAATGACGGGAATGAGTTGAGCGTCCAGGATGCGAACCGGCTCAAGGTTGTCTATTGCTGCTACATCAGGCTTTCGGTCAGTGACGACAACACAACGGAACTGCGCCACATTTGGATTGGTGAAGAGGGGGAAGATCTCCTATTGAATGAGCCGGCAGAGTTCGTGCCGTTCATTACTGGATCCGCGGTCCCGATGCCGCACAGAATTGCAGGGACAGGCTTTGGCGTATTGCTTGCGGGGATCCAGGCAAACAAAACGCACGTTTTGCGCCAATACATGGACAACCTGACGGTATTGAACGGAAGCCGAGTCGCGGCCGTTGAGGGGCAGGTCAACATGGCGGACCTGACCAACGGTAGAATTAACGGCATTGTCCGTGTACGATCCCCTGACGCTGTCATCCCTCTCCCCTCCTCAGATATTGGTCCACAGGCCATCTCCGCCCTGCAATATCTGGACAGCGTCAGGACCCAACGAGTAGGCGCGAGCCTAGACTTTTCTGAGGTGCAGTCGCAATTGATGGGAACAAGCGCAACCGCGGCCGCGGGGCAGCTATCAAAAGTTGAAATGATGGGCGGATGGTTTGCGGCCAATATTGCGCGGACGATGTTGCTTCCTTTGTTCACGTTGGTACATCGCATATTGCGCACTCAGATGGCCGGTCCCGTAATGGCCAAAATTGGCGGGAAGTGGTCGCAGGCCGATACTAGCCAATGGCAAGAGAGGCTTGTAACGGACATTCAAATGGGTATGACCACAACCGAAAAAGCCGAGCGCATGATGGCCCTGGGGCAAGCCTTGCAACAGATGCAGGGCCTCATGGCACAGGGCGGGGCCGGCATAATCGTGGACATGCCGCGGCTTTATAACGCAATGGGCGATTGGATCCGGACCGCCAACCTTGGCGCGCCAGATCAATACCTGATTGATCCGAAGTCACCCGAGGCGCAACAGGCAGCCCAGGCGCAGGCGCAGCAACAGCAACAGCAGATCCAGGACCAGGTCAGGATCCAGGCCGAACTAACCAAGCTGACCCAGGACTTTGAACTAGAAAAGCAACGCCGGGACATTGAATATAAGGTGTGGTCGGACAAGTTGGACGCCGAGGTGAAAGAGGCCGATATGACGTCAAAGAGCGTGATTGAAATCAAGAAAATCAACAAACAGGACAAGACGACAAATGTTGCTTGATGGGCGACAGGTCCGCGAGATTTTCGAGGCCGCTTGGCGCGATGTAGAGGAACAGATTTTTTACGACCTGAAGCGTTACCAATCGCAAAGGCCGGACCTGCTTAATCAGTTGGACGTACTAACCAAGGTTAAGGAACGATTAGATGCAAGAATCGAATACCCAGCCGATAACTGACGAGACCGAGGCAATCGCGGCCCTGTTGAGTCCTTCGGCCGAGCCTGAGAAGGCAGAAGCGACCCCCGAACCTGAGAAGGAGCAAGCGGGGGCGGATCCCGCGGCCGAGCCTGAGAAGGACGAACCGGCCGCAGAAGTTGAGCCTGAGAAGGCAATAGATTACGGGATGAAAATCCCGATTACCGGGGCTGAGCCGGTTACGCTTGGGGAGTTGAAAGACCTCTGGCAGAACCAGGCCCAGGCTAAGCTGGATTTGATTGAGGAGCGAAACGAGTTTGTCCGGACAAAGGAACAATCCGAAATCCTGATTAACTTCATGGAATCGCTTCCCCCGCAAATGATCCAGCTTGCGCAGCAACGGGCCGCCGAATCGTATCAAAAGCAAATGCAGAACCTTGCAGACCGTGTGCCGGAAGTGAAACAACAGGCAGGCCTTGACGCATTGCGCCAGGACCTTGTCTCACTGGCCAAGGAATATGCCGCACCCCCCGAAGAGGTTGGGAGCGTCCAATTCGCCTGGGCCATTCACATGATGCGCGACCTTGCAAGGTACAAGCAGGCGATAAAGGACGCTAAAGCGACCGTCAGGCCTATCCGGTCAGAAACGCCCAGGGCGGCGCAAGCAGTGCCGCAACAAACAAATCCGATTCAAAAGGCAATCGACCGCGCCAAACAATCCCGAAACTCTTCGGACGAGGCCGCGGCCGTTGACGCCATTCTCAGGAGCAAATCAGCATGACCACGATTTCCCATGTAGCAGCAGATGCAGTCGCCTATGGCGGCGTTATTCGTGAAGATGTAATGGAGAAGATTTGGGATATCTCCAATGTCCCGCTTCCCTTTACCGAAATGTGCAGCAAGGGTACGCACACGAATCGCCGTTGCGAGTTCGTAACGGACGAACTGGCGACCCCGAGCCTGTCCAATGCCGTTGTTGAGGGGGCCGACAATACCAAGAATGACGGCAAGCTGGGCGCACGTCTTGGAAACTACACTCAGATTGCGACCAAAGCGGTTACGGTAACGGATACGTCCGAACAGGCCAACGGCGTTGGTGGAATGAATTCCCTCTCCTACCAGATCAAGGAACGCCAGAAGGAATTGCGCCGCGACGTTGAGGCGCAAATGCTGAGCCATCAAGCATCCGTTGCCGGCGATGCAAACACTACGGCCGGCATTTCCGCGGGCATCGGTGCGCAACTGAAATCCAACGTATCTGTTGGCGCGACTGGCGTAGTCGGCGGATTCAATACGACGACCGGCCTGTTTGTCGCTCCCACTGCTGGAACAAAGCGCGCCCTGTCTGAAACGACCATCCGCGATATTCTGCAACAGGTTTATGAGGCAGGCGGCAACACAACCGTTGCGATGGCAACCCCGGCCGTCATTCGCAAGCTGTCGGAGTACCTGTTCACGTCGACGGCGCGGGTTGCAACGCTTCAGACGGAGACCCCCTCCGGATCCGCGGCAACCGCAATTGGTAGCGTCAATGTGTTTGTTACCGACTTCGGCCAAACGATCCAGTTGCGCGACAACCGCATTCAACAAGAGGATGCGGCCGGCGAATCGTCAATGTATTTCCTTGACCCAACGCACCTCAAACAATCCTTCCTCCGCGGCTACATGACCGAACCCCTGGCAAAAACCGGCCTGTCGGAAAAACGCATGATGTCCTGTCAATATAGCCTGTTGGTCCTGAACGAAAAATCCCAGGGCGCAATCATGGCGATTGACGAGACCGCGGCGGTTGTCTCGTAATGAAGGTGCGGCTGACCAATAACCACACGTCAGCCATTGGAACCGGGCGGGGAATGCTCCCCCCCGGATCCTCTGTCGATATCGAGGTGACGGATGAAGAATTTAGCCTCTGGCAATCCTGTAAATTTGCATCGGTTCATTGTCTGGGTGGACAAGAATCAGGGCGAGACACAACGCAACATGATGCGGCAACAAAGCATCCGGGACCTGGGAAGCGTAAACCGGGGCGGCCCAGGCGCGATGCGCCTAGCGTTGAACATGACTGAAGTCGAATATAACTTCCTTGTCGCGGCAAACCCGGGCCTAGAAGATCCGAAATCCCCGGAATGGATGCGCTTTATTAACGACCCGGCAAGCAAGCCATTTAGGGTGGGAACAAAGGTATGAAAATCATCCGCCCTGGCAATCAAAGCTATTCCGGAGTTGTTGCAAGGGGGCAACCTATATCCCATGCGTTCAAGGTGCGGATTGTTGGCGCGCCGTATGAATACGTTACCTCTGCTTCACCCCCCCAGCCGGTCCCCGCGGGAACAATAACGCACGTGACCGGGGCCGTTATCCTGAAGATCAGCAACGTTGACCAGGACGGCAAAAACTGGAATCAGGTATTTGCCGCAATGCGCGCAGGGGACCAGATCATTATTGGTTCGGACGTGTGCACCCTGGCAAACCCCCCCGTTAGTTCGGACGGCCAATGGAACATTCCAATTACGGCCGAACCCGTTACTGTCTCGGGGCCTTACATCGTGAAAGTTAACAGACCATGACCCCCGCCGACCTGAAAACGCGCATTGCCCAGATCACGCACAGGACAGACCTGGGGGCGCAGTTGGACAATTTCGTGAATGACGCCAATGAGCGAATAAACCGCCGTTTTGGCGTTTCCCTGACGGTCCCGGCCGATGCGGATCCGTTTGCGGAGGGGATCTATTTGCTTTATCTGTTCGCGGCCCTGGCGGCGGCCTATGAGCATCTAAACAACGGTGACAATGCGGCCTATTATTCAAACAAGTGGGAACTTGAAGCGGACCGCCAGAACGTCCTGCAACCGGGAACGGTGACGGACAATTATGCGACGGATTTACCTTACATGATGGGGGCGTAATGAGCCTTGAAACATACACCGGCAAGGTTTCCGACCTTGTTGTTACTAACCCGACTGGATCCGACCCTCGCAGCCAGGGCGATGATCATTTGCGCGGGATCAAGCTGACAATTGTTGGACAAAGCCAGCAATGCCAAATTGGACAGAACGCGACCCCGGCAAACAATTTCACGCTTGATGCTACGGCCAATAACGGGACGATGAAACTTGCGCGAGGCAATGCCGGAGCGACAACGCAAGATATTTTGTCCGTCGACAGTTCGGGCAATCTAATCGCAGCGCAGCAAGTGCGGGGGATAACTCCGGTTGCGGTAAATGATCTAACGAGAAAAGATTACGTGGACGGTATTGCCGCAGGTCTTTTGACCCAGGCGGCGGCCGATGCCCGATATGTCAATGTTGACGGTGACACAATGACGGGGGGGTTAAAGGTTGGTGGCGGAGGCCTGACCTTCCCTGATAATTCTTTGCAAGCCTCTGCCGCCAGTAGCGGGGCCGCATCTGACCGCGGATCTGGCCAATTACCCGGCGGGGTGAGGATTCAGTACGGGACCGCCGTTATTACGTTTAACGCATCAGGTGACGGATATCTCCCCTACAATTCCCCGTTTCCTAATACAGCTTGGCTTTTGTCCGCGCTGAGTGGGGATGCTGGCGCGGCGCAGTCCGTTACATTCTCTATTCTCTCGTCAAACACGTCAGGGGCATCATTGCGCGCAATCCAGGTCAATCCTTACGGGACAGTCCAGGGGGCGGTTCGCGTTAATTGGGTTGCGATGGGATCGTGATGCGCTACCTTCTACCCCTTCTGATTGCAGGGTGCGGAACGACAGTGAATATAAACAGTTCGCAGCCGAACCTGCAAACCCTCAATTTTGGTCAACCTTCATGCGCGATGGATTGCCACACGACCCAGACGGCAACGCAAAGTATTGGCCCGGGGGATGTTGATGGCGGATCAATCAGCAACACAAGTTCAAAGCAAAATTCGGTTGGTGGAAATTGAAACCCCATAATTTTACCCAACATGACCATTGGGGCATCGTCACTGACATGCCCCCGGAGGAGGTCACGCCAGATAAGTGGACGGATGGTTCAAATGTCCAATTCCAGGAACAGGCAGGGCGCAGGGTTGGCGGGTATGAAGCGTTTGCTGACCCATTGTTACCGGGCGGCCCTCTATTTGCGCTCAACGTAATCTATGGCGCGGTAGGGTATTGGATCTATTGCGGGTCGACAAGCGTTTATCTGACTGACGGTGTAACGCATTGGGACCTGACGCCCCCGGCCGGGTTGTTGCCGGTCAATGCCGGCGATTGGACAGGGACGATACTTAACGGCATTGCGGTGATCAACAACGGCCGCGATGCGCCCATGTTTTGGGATTTCAACCCGTCAAACCCGGTTCAAAAATTGCCGGGTTGGCCGGCCGGGGCGACTTGCAGAGTCATTAGGAGTTTCAAGTATCATTTGTTTGCCCTGGGGATCTTCGACGGCGGACAAGACAAGCCAGATACGCTTTGGTGGTCAGCAGGGGCGGCCCCCGGGGCAATCCCTCAGGAATGGACCCCGGCCCCGTCCAACGACGCGGGAGACATGGTCCTGGCAGATGCCCCCGGGGTCATCGTTGACGGAATGTCTTTGCGCGATACGTTCATCGTCTACAAAGACTTTTCGACCTATGCCCTGTCTTATGTTGCCGGTCAGTATATCTACACGCAGCGCAAACTATTCCTGACGGCCGGATTGCAGGCGCGGAACTGCATTTGTGAAATCAACGGGGCGCATTGGCTGTTCACTGGAACAGATGTTATCCGGCATGACGGGCAAAACGCTGTCTCTATGGTCCAGGATAAGGTCAAGATCCGCCTTGTTTCGAGCATCAACCCGGAAAAGACAAGCATGTGTTGCGTTACGCAACGAACCCGGAACAGCCAATTTTGGGTAGCGATACCCGAGACCGGGCAGGACCATCTAACAAAGGCTTACGTCATCAACACATTGACGGGCGACGTTGGAATTCGGGAATTGCCATCGATTGATTTCCTGGCGCGTGGCATTGTGAATATCAATGCTTCAAACATAAGCTGGGACAGCGATCCCGTCCCCGTTGCTTGGGATAATGACATTGGACGATGGGACGAGCAAAACTATTCCCCCACTGAAGATAGCGTCCTTATGTGTGCGCAGGTTGCCGGGAAGTTGTGGTCTACGGATACGGCCGATACCAACGACGGGCAGCCTGTTTATGCCTTTCTTGAACGTCAATCACTGCCAATCAACAACAACATATTGCGCGCCCTCGTTACCAGGGTTATCCCTCGTATTGACGGAACCCCGGGGGACGTTATCCAGATTAGAACGGGAGGACAGGCCTATTTTGGGGAGTCTATTTCGTGGTCATCGGCCCAGGATTTCACAATTGGCCAATCGATCGCTTGCGACTTTCAAACAGAGGGCCGGCTAATTTCGGTTCGGTTTGAGGGAAGCACTTCAAATAAATGGATGCTGCACAGCTATAAATTAGAGGTGGTTGACCTTGGCCTCTTCTGATAGATCGTCGCCCCTCCCATATTCTCCGGCAAACCCTCCCGAGCCTGGGTCAGAACAGATCAGCCGGGCTACCTGGGACGAGTTTTACAGGCTTGCAATCATCCTTCAGAACATACAGTCACCGTCCGCGCTGTCCGTTAAGTGTGAAGAGGGCATCGAGGTCCAGGCGACTACGGTATGGGACCGCTTGTTCAATGAAGGTGTAGCCTATTCCTGGCAGAACCCAGAAGGGACTTTAGACATTCTAACGGGGGTGTGGACCTGTCCCGAGGAGGGCCTATACAGCATAGACATTACCTTGGAGGCTTCCCCGTTTCCGTCACCGGCAACCAAGGAATATACGGCCTCGTTGCAGACCACATATCACCCGCTTTCCGGTCCTAATCAGGTATTCCTTAGTCAGAATGGGGGCATTGATACCCAGGCGTTACGGGTTAGCGGCCATTTCCTGACCCCGATTTATCGGGGGGACCAGTTTTGGTTTGACGCGGATCTGACCCATGCGACAAAAACCGGGACCGTTCAATGCAAGGCATTCCTTAATATTCTCAGAGAGGGCCGCATCAAGTGATCAGCCTGGGCATTGTTCCACGGAACGACCTTGATAGATGGCGGGATTTCGCGTCACCGTTGATCAGGCGCGCATGTGAAAAGGGCGGATCCGATTTGACCCCGGAACAGGTTGAAAGGGCAATCCGCCAGGACCCCGCATTCTGCCTCGTTCTAGTCGCTGAAAATGACCGGCCCAGGGGGTTGATGGTTGTTGAGGCCGGGGACGATAATATCAATGTCACCCTTGTTTCTGGGTCATTCTCCCCGGGGTGGTGCGATGATGTAATTTCCCAACTGGACCGCATTGCGGAAGCGGTTGGGCGCAGAAAGATTACAGGCGGCGGCCGGCCCGGATGGCGCAAGTTGTTCGGGTCACGCTTTGAGTCTAAAACGGTCAATGGCCGGCATTTGTACGAGAGGGAAATAAAATGAGCGTCAGCAATTCATGGGGCAAGAGTTCAAGCAAGAATCAGAGTGCGAATGTTGGCCTCAATTATGGGACGAACATCTGGGAACCCCAGGGCGGATACTTGGCGGACCTCTACGGCCGCGCTCAACAAATGTCAGCAATGCCGGTTAGTGGTCAGGAATTCATGGGATCCGCGGCCAATATGTACGGGGGCGCAAATAGCGCATTCGATCAGGCAGGCGGCCTATATGGCGGATCTCTGGGAATGCTTGGCGGGGCAAATCAAGCCTATGGCCAGTCCCAGGCCGCGCTTAACAGGATGGCGAACCCAACAGAAGCGGACCCCATGCAAGCGGTCTATGCGCGCAACCTTGGGCAACAGTTCAATGAGCAAATAATGCCCGGGCTAAAGGGTGAAGCGGCCATCGGCGGAGGTCTTGGCGGATCCCGGGCCGGCATTGCCCAGGGGTTGGCAGGGGCGCGCATGGGTCAGCAGATGCAAGACTTTTCCGCCCAACTATACGGGCAGCAACAGGACCGGGCGTTACAGGCTGGGCAGGCATTGCAAGGGGTTGGTCAGGGATACCTTCAGGGTATGGCAGGTGTTCAAAATGCCGCGGCCGGTTATGGCCAGCTTGGCAGTTCAAGGGCAGGCCTGGGACAGAATTACCAACAACTTGCGGCGCAACAGGCCCAAATGCCCTGGGCAAATCTTCAAGCGTATGCTGGGCTTTTGGGGCCGGCCGTTATGCGCAACCTTGGCGGGGTCAATATCGGACAGGGTGGCGGACAATCAACGGCATGGAATCAATCCGGTTCGTTCAGCATGACTGGAATGTAAATCATGGGCTTCCTATCCTACATGCTGCAACAGAATGACCAGGAAGCGGCGCGCCAAAGGTACGGCGCACTGCTGAACGAGTACAGGACCGCGGGAGACCCGAATACGCCGAACCCGGGACCCTGGGCGGCCGGTCAACCGGAAATGACGGCAGCCCAGCAACAACTAAGGGGGGGGTTTCAGGCCCCGGGCGGTCCCCTGTCAGATCAGCCTCCCCCGGAATTCTTTTTGAGGGCGGCCGGGATCCAGGGTTACGAGCAACTTGCGCAGAACGCACAGTCCCAGGCGGCGGCCATGCAACGCCAGCAACAACAGCAGGGTTGGGAGTCCACTAACATGACCCTGGCGCAGAAGGTCGCAGCGGATGCCCAGGCGCAGCGCGACAAGTTCCAACAGGAAAGGCACGTCTACGAATACGACAACCCGAGCGCATATCAAAACGCGCAACTCGGGATCCAACGCGGACAACTTGGAATCAGTCAGCAAAACGCGGACCTAAACCGGATGCAGTTCCAGGCGCAATTTATGCCTGACCCGAATGTACCTGGGGGCTACATGCCCAGGCCGAAACCTGTAGAGCCGCTGAATTTTGCGCAGCAACAGGAAGTTCTAGGGGCGCAAAATACCTATACAGCAGCAAAAAATGCGCTTGGGGACCTTTCAACTATTTACCAGGCAGGCGCAGGGACGAACATGCCGGCATGGTCATCCGGGCAACGCAAGGCGATGCAGGACCAATACCAGGGCGCGCTGCGCCCTATCGTTCAAGCGATTGTTATGGGCAACCGGACAGACGCCCCGGGCGAGGCCGATATAAAGCAGATCAATGAATTCCTGGGGGATGTGACGTCACCCTGGCAAACGAGCGCAACGCAACAGAACCGAATCAAGATGCTCGAAAGCTGGATAGATCAAAAGTACAAGCCTTACGAGAGGTTTACCGGGCCTTTGATGTATCAGCCTGGGCAATCCCCCTATGCGCAAACATTCGGGTTGCCTGCTGTTCCAGCTTCAAAGGTCGGACCCCTTAAACCGTTCAACCCACCGGGGGCCAAATAATGCCGCTTGTTCAAGACGAAAGAGGGAATGTCTATGAGCAACTAGACCGCGGAATGCTGCGCCCTATGACCAGGGAGGAGGTTGATTCTCTGGGCAAGAATCCCCTTGAGTCTTTCGGGGAGTCTGTTGGGCTATCGGCAATCTCTGCTGTCAAGGGTGCGCAAACTCTGCTTGGCGACGAACAGGCCGCGAAAGATTTAGCGATTGCTAGGAGGTTGCAGGCCGGCAACGAGCGAGTCAACCCGGTTTCGAGTTTTGCCGGCCAAGCGGTCCCTGGCGCATTGGTGGCGGCCGGCACAGCAGGCATGGGCGTCCCCGCGGTTATGGGGACGGAGGCCCTTCTAGGCGCGGCATACATGCCGGAAAATCCGTTCCTTGGGGCGGGTATCGGCGCGGCCATTCCTGGCGCATTCGCAGCGGCCCCGGTAGTTGGCCGGGTACTTGGGCAGATGGGGCGAGAGGGGTTGGGGGCGTTTCCCGTTCCTGGGATCCCTATGACCCAGGCGGCCGCGGGGAGAATGACGGGACAGGGCGGCCGAATGTCTGACCGGGTAATGCAGAACATTGACGCGGCGGCCCCGGACGCCCCGCGGGGTAGGGTACTTGAGGGCCATCTGACCGCGGACGAGTTGGACGCTATGGGCGTTCCTCTTTTGCCGTCGCAGCGTATCAAGCTGACCGCGGAGGTCCCCGAGCAATACCAGATGGGGCAAAAGGCAGCATGGGCGGAGGGGATCCGCGGTGGTACAGAGGACGTTTTGCAGGCGCAGAGAATGGCCCTCACGAATGCGGTCAAGAATGAGGCCGGCATTGTTGGTCCCCAGGCCCTTACGGGGACTGTCATTGGCGACAGGTTTGCGGAGGCCGGGAGGATCATTGGCGACTTCAGGAAGGCAAACGGTCCGATTCAGCTTGGCGCGGATCAACTGGAACGCATCGGGGCGGTTGCCGATAATGCGCTGTCCGGGGCGTCCGCGGATTTCAAGCGGGTGATTTCCGATATTGAAAAATCGATGGCCAAAACTGGCGGCGCGATAGATCCCCAGGACGCAAACACGATCATGAGCCGGCTGGGCAACATGAGCAAACCCGGGGGAGAA